ACAATATATAGTTATCCTCTGTTTCTAGAGGAAAAGTACTATGTTTATACTTATACACAGTCTAACGCCTCATACGAGAAATGTCAACTGCTTGTTCATCACTAAAAATGGGCACTGCGTTGCTTTTATGCATGGTTGCAATCCCTTTTACCTTGTCACCTGTGTAGACTTTTGGAGCGGCAAGTGTAGCTACACCCGCACCCGAATTGAGACTTTTGATATGATTGGTTGTTGAACGACCTATGGGCGTAGACAAAGAATAATTGCCTGCCAAAGGTTCGGCAGAGAGTGCTCGTTTGCGTTTCTTTTCTTCTTGTTCAATACCCCATCGTTTCTGGAGTTCTTTCCATGATTCGTCCAATTCTCTGGCCTTTCTAGCATGTTCTGCTGATGCAAATTTCTTTTTACCCTTCTTTTTGCCTGTAGTTGAATACATAGGCGGCAACAAGTGCATACTCATTAGCGACATCCGATCATTGTAATATTTTTAGCATTGTTGGCAATCCAAGCACCGTACTTTTTGTGAAATTTATCAAAGGTCTCCCTAACTTGTTAGGATCCAATGGTAAATGATAATAACTAAGCCAAGTTTTAATCACTCTAGCTAGATCTTCTCTAGATAAATGTGCCATGGCCAAATCAAGATAATTTTGAGCTTCTTTATTCACTCTATTTTCTGATTTTCCCGTCATCTCTTTGCCACATATATGCGCAAAATATTGTGCATCAAATTTTAATTGATTCCAAAATTTATTCTGTTCTGGTGTCAAAATAAATCTCCAAAAGTTATAACAATACTAGTATTATACTAGTTTGTTCAAATTATGTCAACGGAGTTTATACTCGAAAACTTTCACCGCAACCACAACGGTCACGCTCGTTTGGATTTTGAAAATCAAATCCTTCGTTGAGTCCATTGCGGACCCAATCCATTGTTAGCCCTGTTAAGTATGGTTCATCTTTCAAACTAACTAGCACACAGAAATCATTTTGAGCATAATTGATTATGCCTTCTGTTCCTTCGTACTGGTCCACATACTCTAACACATACGCTAATCCACTACAACCTGTAGTTCTTACACCTATACGAATACCGACGCCCTTGCCGCGTTTGGTAAGATTTTCTTTAATCTTAGCCTTAGCTTTGTCGGTTACGGTAATCATTGATTGCGGCCTTTACTGCGTCTTCTGCGAGGATTGAGCAGTGAATTTTAACAGGTGGAAGAGCCAACTCTTCGGCGATGTCGCTGTTTTTAATACTTCCCGCCTCGTCCAACGTTTTTCCTTTGAGCCATTCTGTGACCAAGCTAGAACTGGCGATTGCACTTCCACATCCGTATGTCTTGAAACGAGCATCTCTAATAATACCATCTTCATCTACCTTTATTTGTAGTTTCATGACATCACCGCAAGCAGGTGCACCGACCATACCAGTACCCACTGTAGGATCATTCTTATCAAAAGATCCTACATTACGTGGGTTCTCGTAATGATCGATTACTTTGTCGCTATATGCCATATTAGTTTGGCACCGCTACAATTTTATGTACACCGGATGTGGGGTCAATCATTTCTTGCCAATGCATACCTGCTGGAGGTGCTTGAACAGTTGGTTGTGTATAAACAACTGAAGGCTGTGTATAAACAACTGGAGGCTGTTCAACAACCACTGTATTTGGACGACTTAATTCGTATCCAATTACTCCACCTACTACTGCCGGTGCAACCCACCCTAAGCCGTAGCCGCCACGATAGCAACAACCACCACGATGATAAAAACCTTCATGGGCACTTGCTGATCCGACTAATGCCAATAATGATAAAGCAAAAACTATCTTTTTCATAATATACTCCTTAGCGTATAATATAATAACGCCTTAGACTAATATTTAGTTGACTTATTTTGACTCTTTACGTGCGTTTTTGACTGCCGTAACATCGTTACGTGTTTCTTTGCACAATTTAGCCAAATCTTGACAATGCTTACGAACGCGAGTGCCTGCGGCACCTACTTCTTTATCGTAAAACTTTTCAAAATCTGATTCCATTGCTTCGATGATTGCAGTGAATTCTGCAAATTTATTTGTAGCCATTTAATTCTCCTTTAGGCAAGTACAGAGTACTTATATCTAGTTTAACACACTAAAAAATGTTTGTCAACCGCAATTGGTATCGCCCGATCCAGGGCCTGCGGTTGTTCCGTCGATTCTTGCATCGCCTACTCTATGTACGGATTTACCGTTTATGAAAACAGTTCCGCTACCGGCGGCCGCTGTTTGGTTAGCCGCAATACCTTGTGAGTGGCCACGAGGATTTCTATTATAAAGATCATCATTTTCATTACTGCCGGTTTGGCCGACAAGAACTACTCCTTTGCCGTTGATCAATACATTAGTCGACAGCCCTTTATCAAAAGGTGCGCCGCCATGTGCATTTGTATCGCCTGCTAATGAAACAGATCCCATTATGCTGTTGCCAATTTAATGCCGGTAGTCTGCTGGATATATGTGTCAGCCGCATCTTTCATAGTTGGAGCCAATACCATAATACTATTCTTATTAATAGTAATATCGATATCCGAACTTGTAGTAAACAAAAATGGAACAAGGCCTACTCCATCCTTAGTTGCCGTTAAGCAAAGTGGTTTCTTAACAGTAACACCTAATGGGCCATCCGACACTAGCTTGGCGACAATTTCTTCACCTGCTGTGGTTTTGATTGTTACGATTTCGCCTTCTGCAATACCTTTATTGATTAACATGTTTATCCTTCGAAATGTTTTTTGAGTTCTGTAAACCCGCCTATTAATTTATCGTCTAAAAATATCTGCGGCACAGTTCTGGCATTGGGTACTGCTTCCAGTAATTGTTCACGTGTGTAATCTTTATTAATATTGCGTTCTTCGAATTCAATACCTTTCATTTTTAACAATGCCTTTGCTTGATCGCAATAAGGACATTGATTTTTACTCCATACAATAGCTGTCATAATATTTCCTTTGTGTTATTATAGCGCAGGCAAGGCATCGTAGTCAATACCTTCTCCCATAATACCAATTACATAATTAGTCGATTCGTTTTCTTGTAGTGCAGTTTGTTTTTTACTTGTATCTGAATGTTTATTGAACCAAGGAATCGGAGTTGATTTTGGAGCAGTCTGTTGATACTTAATACCGATATCCTTTAAAGCACTGACCGCGGTATAATCGACAAAATCAATTAGAATATTTGCATTAAGGCCGATTACCGGACCTTTCTTAAACAAATAGACTGCCCAATCTTTTTCTTCACGGATAACATCCATGTACATTTGATAAACTTCCTGCTCACATTCTTCTTTGGCTTCTACAAAACGTGGATCTTCTTTGACTACTTGATTGATAATATAAGCAGTCCAACCTTTGTGTAGTAGTTCATCCTGTAGAATCAAACTGATAATGTTGCCATTACCAATAAAAATCTTATTCTCTACCATTGCAAGAGAAGTTGCAAATGATACCATGAAGCGAAAGGCTTCGAGGGCGTAACTAGCATTAAGAGCCATCCAAATAGCTTTAATATGTGTTTGTTCATTGATCTTTTCTCCGGCTTCTTTACGGCAATTGATAAGATGAAGTGCATCATAATATTTGCCAACACTTGATGCCATACTAACAATTTCTTGTGTGTCGTGAATAGTGTTGAATATATCCTTAGGCACATTATAAATGTTACGGATTATATGACTATAGCTTTTGCTATGAATGTTTGTTTCAAAAAATCCCCAATTATACATTAATGCTTCTAGCTCAGGAATACTGCATACTGGTGTAAACACTTGTGTTGGGCCGCGTCCTTGTAAACTATCTAACGCAGTCTGTCGTAATAGATTGCTTGTAAAGATGTGTTTGATAGCTTCGCTGGCATCTTTAAAGTCATTAGCATCTTTACTCAAACTAATTTCTTCTGGTTGCCAAAAGAATCCACGTGCTGTTGCATCAAAGTCTGCAATCTTTTTATATTTTACTTCCTCAAATCTTTGAATGGTCACTGGACCTGCAGGATCCAAGAACATCTTTCGATTGAGATAGTCTGTCTTTGTGTTTAAATTATATTGTGCTTGGCTCATGTTCGTTTTATTCTTGTGTTAAATGATAGACTTATTCTATCTTCTTTTGCCATATTCTGTTCTACACCGTGAGGCATAAAACTAGGAAAGGCTACTAACAATTTAGGTTCTGGTACTAGAGTAGCAACCGTAGAAGTTATCGGTGTACGATGACGACTTTCGATAGATCCCCAAAAATGATTTATCATATCAAATTCTCTAGTAATTTTCAATGGTGCCGCAGGTTCGGGTATACTAATATAAAATGTGCCGGATAAAATTCCGCTATGAGTATGGACAACATTGTAACCAGATTCGGAATTAATATTAAACCATAATGATTCGAATTCTAATTCTTTTGGAGAATCTAAGTCTGCCATGCAATTTTGTAAACGTGTAAGAATAATTTCTAAAATATTTTCTAAAGGTGTGTCGACAAAATCTTCTGTGAACTTAGTCTTACTTTGAAAAGATTTTCCTCGATTGGAAATATTTCTTCCAAAATTATCTTGACGATTCAATTGATGCAAATAAGTTTCTGCATCGGATAAGTTTTGATCAGATATTTCGTATAAAATGTCCGACCAAAGAGGTATCGAAAATACTGGATTTAGATGCATTATAGTTTACAAGCCTCGCAATCTTCTTCGTTATCAAAGTCTATTACTTCTAACGGTTGTATATCTTCAACAGCCTTACTACCAGCTTTGTTAATTAAACTGTAGTAGAATGTCTTCAACCCCCAAATATGTGCCTGCATTAGATTTTTAATAATCAATGTAGTTGGCACTTTACGATCTGCCCAATGTGCTGGATTGTAAAATGTGTTAGTACTTATACTCTGGTCAACATAGGCGGCAAGTATTGCGGCTGTTTTAAGATATCCATCGCAATCCTTTTGATCCCACATGAGTTGATATTTGTTTTTAAGTTTATGATATTCAGGAACAACTTGAATAAATGATCCTGCTTTACTTTCCTTAACGCTGATCAAACTCATGGGTAACTCAATTCCATTAGTGCTGTTTATAACAACACTACTGCTTTCAACTGGTGCAATAGCCATTAAGGTTGCATTGCGTACTCCGTACTGCTTCATATTAGTACGTAGTGTTTCCCAGTCAAGTTCTGGGGCAAAGTTTGCTAACTCATTAACACCCTCTGCTCGTAATTCCCAAGGGAATATGCCTTGACCATATCGTGTCTTATCACTATGTGTACACGATCCGCGTTCTTTCGCCAATTCTACTGTAGCTTCTGTCAAGTAGAAGGCTTGATGTTCCATCCAGGATTTAACATCTTGTAAGGCATCTTTATCGCCATACTTAAGACCACGCTTTGCATGCCAGTAGGCCAGGTTAGTAACACCAATGCCTAATGGCTGTATTTCATCATTACTTAGTTTACTTTGTATAGATAAGAAGTCTTGATAATCTAGAATGTTGCATAGGCTACGTTGTAAAATACGACAAGCCCGACGCATGTCTTCTGGATTACGGAAAGCTCCCCAGTTGATTGATCCTAACGTACATAACGCTATGCGACCTTCGATGTCATCCAGACGTTTGAAAGATTTTGTAGGCAATAGGATTTCACAACACAAGTTACTTTGATAGATAGTATGATACTCAGGATCAAATGGGCCTTGATTTTGCACATTGTCGATAAACACAAGATAGATACGTCCTGTGTCTGTACGCTCTTTTAGAATGCCACCTTTGAATACATCCTCTGCGTTCATAACTTTCTTACGTAAGTCTGTACGCTTTTCATATTTTACATACAGTTCTTCAAATTTCTCTGTATTACGATAAAAGGCTTCATATAAGTCGGGTACTTCATTCGGATCAAAGAAGGTAATGTTTTCTTTGTTCTTGAAGCGGCGCCAAAAGAACTTGCTAAGGACAACTCCGTAGTCCATGTGTCTAACTCTTGTTTCCTCTGTGCCTTGGTTGTTCTTAAGAACAATAAGATCATCAAACTGATGATGCCAAATGGGATAAAATACTGTAGCACTTGCATTACGAATACCTCCTTGACTGCATGAGCGTAAATCTCCGAACCATTTCTTTAAGAATGGTATCATACCAGTATGCATGATTTCGCCACCGCGAATTGGGGAGCCCAATGGGCGTAGTCGACCGATTTCCAATCCGATCCCCGCACGTTTACTGGCATACTTAGCCATCATCTCTCCACTAGCAAAGATGCTATCCAAATCGTCGTCACTGCGGATAAGCACACAACTAGAAAACTGTTTAGTAGGAGTGCCAAGCCCAGCCAGGACAGGTGTAGCAAGAGTAAACAACCCATCGGATGCCGCGTTATAATATTCTTTAATGTAACGCATTCTTGCAGTATTCGGTTCTTCTTTGTGGAAGACAGTAGCCGCTGCCACAATATATCTAATTTGTGGAGTTTCATAAATTTCCTTTGTCGCACGATTGCGTACCAAATATTTTTCTATCAATTGTTCAATGCTTGCGTATCCATACTGTTCATCTTTTTCATGATCCAGCATGTCATTCATTTTGTTCCAATCTTCCTCAGTGTACCACTCAAGCAACTCTGGACTATATAAACCTACTTCGACATTTTTCTTTACAATAGTATAAAGATGCGGAACATCGTAACTACCATAGACATCTTTGCGTAGCATTGATAAACGTTGCTTACCTGCTACGTATTGATAATTGGTATGGCCAATGTCTGGATTTGATTCGACATCAATCAAATCAACTATCGCACGTAAAGTAATATTATCGATTTCGTTAGTTGTAATGCCATCGTAGAAGTGTGGTTGACTTTTAATTTCAATCATACTCTGACTAACATCGGCAATGCCTTGGCAAACTTTGGCAATTTGAGCTTGCCACTTTTCAATAGTCAACGGCTCTTTGTTACCGTTTCTTTTAATTACTGTTATCTTTGTCATTCTCTACTTTATGAAGGTTATATCTTATATTTTATGTGTTTTAGGAAGTATTTAGTGATGTAAAAAACAGAGACAAAACTTCTTCATAGTCAACAATTTATATGGGGTTTTAAGGGATTTATATATGATTTTTGAATCGAGAAGAGAAATATCTCTTCTACAATCATAATAATATACGCATTTATAGTTGCCGTCTACCAAAACGGCAATTATAATGAAGTGGTACGACGATAGTTAAACGTGCCGGTATCGGCAGAATAATTATTGGTATAGTATACTGTAATAGTATTTGGTACTTGGCCGGCGGCACCTGTGTATGGCGCTCCGCTAGCATCGATATAGCTGGCTGTAAAATCTAATAGTAATTGTTTAGATCCATCAATATCAGTTCCAACAAAATCAAACTCATCGCTTAATTGTATTAAGCCATTAGCAATATTTCCAGTGATAGTCATTACACCTTTACGACTAAAATTATTTGTTGTACTAGTATACACATAATCGATAGTATGTGTAATAGACCCAGTTGGTACTCCAGCCAAATCAGTGCCCACCGGTAATCTAAAAGCTAGTACCGGAGTAGTAATATATCCTAGTGTAATTTCCTTCCAACCATGTAATGTATAAATTGCGTGTCCTGATATTTCAGGTTTATATAAAGTAGTTAAGTTAAGTGTGGATAAATCGTCAACTCTATCTGACCTATCATTTATACTAGTATTGCCATAAGTTGCAAAGTATACTTGCGGATAAGTAGCGTATAATGCATTACCACCTCCGTTACATCCTACATTGTAATATCTACAATTGTCAGTAGTATTTCCTGTGCCAAACTCTATGTAAACTGCATGTCGTTTTATATTAATAAATTTTGTTGTAGTTATAGTAGTTTCTCTAGGACCATATTGTTGTCCAACACTACTACCGTTAGATCCTGTTCCCAAACTGAATCCTTGATATGTATCAGTTACTAAACAATCTTCAAATAGGTTATTAAGAATGTCTTGATTTGAAAATACACCATAGGTAAAACTTTCAAACTTAATATTTTTAAAAATGTTGTGTTCGCATGTTATTAAAGAACTTAGTGCATTTAAAACAATACCTGAACTAGAAGCGTTGAACACAGTTCCCCAAGTTCCAACTAAATGTAAATTTTCAAATGTACTATCACGTACTGCATCCAGTTGTAAACATGCATTGATACCTGTAGGTGTAGTTATTGATAAATTGCTAACACTTATACCACGTGTTTGCGTACCGCTGTCAGTTGCGCTTAATGGACTAGGAGATCCTATAGTGCTATAATCATTTACAGTTTGAAATGCCGCGCCTGATAAAGTAATGGTGAATGAACCGGCAGTTACTCCGCTTGTAGTATACGCACTAAGATACAAACTTGTACCTGCTACTACAGATACTACAGTAGTTCCTGCAGGAATTCCAGTACCAGTAATAGTTGCTCCTATCATTGATGTAGTAGCTGAAGTTGTAACAACTGTTTTATTTAAAGACAAAGTAGTTGCTGTTATTGTACTAACCGGATCGTAATAAATCAAAGTTTTATCTACACCAGCTCCAACTATTGTTGTAAAGCTCGGTAAAAATATAGGACTAGATGTATAGTATTTTCCAGCAGGTAATTCTAAGACACGGCGATTTGTATATCCAGCGGCAGTGTTGGCACTAGCTTTAGTAGCTGGGTTTAGAAATAGTTGATTAACTGCTCTTTGCAATGCTGAAGTGTCATCAGTGATGCCATCGGCGGCTGCGCCAAATGCTTTAGCATTAGTGTGATCATCCATCCAATCTTGTAATTGGCGTAATACTGGATTGTTAGCTGTTGGGCCAGTTTGTATTGTTGTATCGTTAGCCTTATACAAATACTGTATAATATTCAACAAATTATTGTTGAAATTTAAATCGTTAACTGTAATAATTTTAGTATTGCCAACAGCAGGTGCACCTTCACTTACTGCACCATTGCCAATAAACAATTCTTGACTGTCTACGGACCATGCTAATTCGCCGCTGGCTAACTGTGGTAATCCAGTACCACTATTAATTTTGCCACGTCTAACTTGTATTCTGCTTATCTGTACAACGGCCATGAAATTATCCCTCTTATGGAATATTTATCACAAAGCGTAGTACTGCTCCACCCGGTCCCACCATTTGCCTTCCCAATAGGCAAAATCTTCAGGTTTTAGTATAAATTCCTGATAAACGGGTACATCTATCATTTCTAGTTGTTCGTTCATTTTAGGACTTACGCACATTAAAACTACACCTTTGCGAATGTTAGTTCCGTGTACTTCGTTATGTGCTAGAGCATAGGCTGTTAGCTGTAGATAATAGTCTTCAATCCACTCTTCTTTTTTAGGTTTATTAGTTTGCTTATAGTCGATAATTGCTTCTTCATTTAGATGCAAACCGCAACCGTCCGTAGTTCCTGCGTAAAGTCCTGGAAAATACAACGGAACTTCTACTCCCCAAATTTCGTTTACATTACACAATCCTTGTGAAATAACTACATTAGCCATAGCATGGCTTTGTTTACTATAAGGATTAGTACCCGGAGCATTAATTACTCCTGTTTTAACATAGTCTTCGAGAAATTTATGCATACGAGTACCACGACCCGCCGCCTCAGTTACAATTTCTTGTGCCTTAGCTTCTCCTACACGACGTTTCCAGGCCATCAATGCTTCGATTTTTTCTTTAGGTTTTGTTTTATCTAAGATGGTAGTTACGCTAGGAACTTTAGAGCCATCCGGTGTCGCATATAAGCGTTTGCCTTCTACACTTTCTCTGCTGATAGGTGTGTAGTTATACCGTTCTTTTAGTAAAGTCATATTAATTAGTATACGCTAACTTTATGACTTTGTCAACTATTTCATTGCTTTATCAGTTGCACTTTTAGCCATTTTGGCTACTAAGTCTGGACCTTGTTCTTCGCCGTCTCCCATTTCATCGCTGTTAGCATCTGTCTTCAATACCAGACCATGGCCGTCATAACGCTGAACATATTTCTTTAGGATAGGACCTTCCTCTGGATCGTTCCAACGAGCGTCGAACTGATCATATCCAACTACAGGCGCTTGTCGTGACTGTAGTTCAACTGCAAGTGCTCGCCAGTCTAATTCTGTAGGAATGTGTTGGTTGTTGGCATCACTTTGAAGAGCCCAAAGAACATCTTCTAAGGGCTCTGTGCCTAACGCTTCAAGGATTACTTTTTTTTTGAGTTTAACAAAATGCCTAGTCTGCGGCTGTAATCAACGCTTTCACGTTTTTCACGGCCAGCGGCACCGCCTGCCATAGGAACTTCTTCTTCCTCTGGAGGAAGTCCAGCTTCCTCAGGTGCTCCACCCATTGCTGGTGCTCCACCCATTGCAGGCTCTGCACCCATACCGCCAGCTGGTGCTCCCATAGTAGGAGCTTCACCGCCTGATACTAATGCCAATGCGCCTTGCAATCCGCCACGACTTTGTTCTAATGCTGAGAACACTGCCTCTAGTGCTGATTTAACTTGTTCTGAATATTGTTGCGCAACATCGCTGCCTAGTGCTTCTCTTATAGAGTCTGTAAGTTCTAGTAAGTTTTCTGTCTTCAATTGAGCAGTATCTTCTAGCCAGCCTGTGATACGGTCGACCATATCTTTTGTTGCCATAATAATTTCGGCTTTATCTTGTTCGCCTTCTGCTAGGTATACAATATAGTTTGCTGTATTTTCGTTTAGATCGTAACGTGTAGTTAGTTCTGCTGTTAATTCTTCTTCGTCTGATTCGCCTAGTTCAATACGTTGAATAGCACTACGAATCCAGTTAGCTGGAACGCTGTGCTCCATAGCCTTTTCTTTCATTTTACTAGCTTGTAGTTTTTTACGCATAGCTTCTTTTTTCTCTGCCTTATGATCGTGCTCTTCATCTTTGCACTCGCATGGTTCGCAATGGCATGTTGGACACTTGCCTTCTTCACGTTCCATAATTTCCTGATTGATAACATCTAGCAATGCACGAGTCTTTTGATATGCTGGGTGTTCTTGCAAATTGTCAAAACTTTCATTTACTTCAAGTTGGCTCATATCAGTACGTAGTTTGTTACGTACATCTTCTAACTGAGCTTCTGTAAACTTTGCTAGATTTAACTGGTAGCCAAATTTCTTAGCTAGGCTTTCGTTTAGCTTTTTACTTGTAACAGGCTTTGATAGTTCTCTAATTTGCATGATTCTTTCCTAGATATCTTATTGTGTATTTATACGAAAGCCCGCTTAAACATATTAGAAATTTCTTCCTTATAATATTCAGCTTTGTCCCTTGTATGCTCTAATTTGTTTAACGATATCATAAATCTATCGTTTTCTTTAATAATTTTAATGTTTTTACTGTGTACTAAGTTTTCAGTATAGTTGGTCCAGTAGCGTGTGTCTAGTTGTTTGATGTCTTTAAACTGTTGTATATGATTATGGTTATATGCTTTAGCCGCTAACAATGCACAAGATTTTAAGAAAAACTGTGCAATTAAGTCCTTGCTATGAATACTATAAACGCCCCAGTTTTCGTTCTTCATCAGTCGAACTACATAGTCTTTATACACTACACTACCATCCGGCTGTATAGACAAGGGCATTGAGCGATTTAGGTCAGCTTCAAGATCTGCCGCTAGTTCTTTTACTACTTTGGCTTGTGGTTTTTTAGATTGTTTTTTCATTGGCAACTACTGTAGGATCATTGTGTCCTATTTTAGTTATCAAACTCTTGCGGATCATGGCCTGAACTATGAATTGATCATGCTCACTAAGCTGTCTTAGCTTAACAGGGCGTTGTAGTTTTTTTAGCAACTCGCCTTCTTCGTTGGTAGTGTAAATACCAAACTCGCCCAATAGTTCATTTATTTTCATCTTAAGCCAGCAATTGACAACATTTGTTTTAATAAACGATCATCGGCAGTTTCTTGTACCGGTGGTGTTTGTTGTGGAGCCAAAGTCTTCACACCTTTTAATGGATTTTGGTACCCAGGTTGCTGTGTAGCCTTGTTAATATCAGTTGCCGCTGTTTTCATTCCGTTAGACATTTGCACTGCAAATTCCATAAACTGTTGGAACAAAGCTCTAACTTCTTGAACGTCTTGTTTACATTTGACTTGATCTTCCGGACTCATTTTCATAAACTCAGGGTCTTGTTCAATGTGACTGAATCGCTCGTCAAACTTTTTGAATGCTTCTGCCCACTCTGCACGGATCTGTGGTTCAGCAGGTATTTGATCTGCTATTTTTTGAAATGTTGCTGAAAGATCTACATCACCTTCTGCATCATGTACTGTGTTGTCTTCGACTTGTTGCATCATTTCTGGATCTATTTGTGTAGATTGCAAGGCAGTTTTAGCTGGATCAACATCGGCTGCTGGAACAATAGCAGTTGTTGTTGGAGCTGGAGCAGGTTGTTCTGCTTCATTTAATCCAGCTAATTGTTTAATTCTATTCATTTCGTACATTTTGTATCCATGTCCTATTGCATCTTCTGGCTCTGCTTTGATTTGACTTAACAAACTGTCTGTGGCGTCTCCGCCTACATCACCGTGAGAGTCGACACCGTGATGGTTGTGTTTTTCATCTAGGCCGCTATGAAACTTTTTAGCCATGTGATGTGCGTGATATTCCATATCGCCTGGATGCACTTTACCTGATAAAAAATGTAAGGCTTTGTGAAATACTGTATTATCATCTCCGCTATCACTGTCGTGCGGAGCATGCTCGCTATTCATCCAATCATTGTAATGTTTAGCAGTTTCTGGATGCTCGTCATGTTCTTCTTCCATTGGAGCAGGTTGTTGGCTATCACTTGTGTTCGGAGTAAATTCGCCTTTCTTAGCCAAATCGCTAATGGCTGTTGCGGCTTGCGGTGTAGTAGCTGTACCGACTGATTTACCGTCTACATCCACTTCCTGTGCGCCTGGCATTGGTTTTAAAGTAACTTCAGTTTCTGACATTGGTCCTACTGGAGCTTGCGGTTTATGTGGCTCAATAGTGTGTTTAGGCTTACGAGTATAAATCTTAGCTCTGCGGCCTTTAGCGTGTTCGACAATGTCATCTATTTTCATTATTTTCTCCAATGCTCAACTGAGCACTTTCTAGTTTAGTTATGTATTTACGCAATTTTTCAATTTGTCCACGAGCTCTGAGTAATTTGAAAGCTAAGTTTTCTACACTTTGTTCGCCATCAGATTCTAACCCAGCTCTGCGTAATCTTTTTAGTTCGTCCATGGCTTGTCGGCATTTATCTAAGTCCTGGCTTCGCATAGCTAGATTGATTTTAGCCGCATAATTGCGAGCTTTTGCTTTGATATCCCTGCTATCAACGGTAGGTTCTACATGTTCAGGTTCATTGATCCATTCATTATGCAAAACACTATAAATGCCTGCACTGTGATGTATTTGATTTGCTGGCTGTACATATAGTTCTACAGGAATACCTTTGATAGCTAGATTGTGTTCGTTGTTATAAAGATTCTTTTTAGCAGTAAATAACTCATCGTTGCCATTGGTCTTAGTAACTACAAGGTGTAAATCTATATCACTGTATGGACTATAATTATAGCCAGCGCTGGATCCGCTGATAGTTACATCTTTTAAGTTTAGTTTAGATACATTTAGATAGTCTGCAAAGTGTCGGGCAATTTGCAATAGTTTAACACGTATTTCTATACGTAGGCTATTATTTTCCCAAAGAACTGGATTTAGTTCGTGGTGATGAGGATTTGGATCAATTGATAGTTCTTGAATCTGCATCCAGTATTTAACTGAATTAGAGTCCTAAGAACTTGAATATTGTTTGAAGATTCATAGCATGGATCCAACCAGCGCCTGCGGCAAATGCCAATGCACCTATGGCATACTTGACCCATTTATCTTTGAGTAAATGTAATTCTTTGATTTTGCCGGCTAATTCGGCATGCTGTGCAGACTGCTGAGCATTGAGATCTTCTGCATGTTGATAGTATTTGTCTGCATTTTGCCAATAAGCTGACTGCATGGTTTTTAATTCTTCCATGACAGTATCGCGAGTGCGATCTAAACAGTCGTGCATATCTTTGATGTCTTCTTTGACTTCGCCGATTTTTTCGTTGATATTCTCAACTTTAATTTCTAATATGCCTACACGTTCTGGTAGTAAAGCTAATTGTGCTTGTGCTTCTTTAGTGGCCATCTCCAGGCTCTCCAATGTTATAAGTCTTGTGCTCGCTCCGAGCCGGGCCTATTCTATGATTGGTTTATAATGTGCCTAGATAATGATTGTTTGCCTACAACTTTATTTATTGAAACTGCCAAAACATAATGTTTGTACATTATTTTCTAAAGAACGTAATGTTGTTACCTGGAAGTTCTGTATTGAATACTGCATACTGTTGTTCCATGGCTTCATTAAGCCCTTTAATATAAGGCACTGCCATAAAGTCTTCTTTAAGACGTCCCACAGGATCATCCGTTGTAGCATAGATATTATCTGCCTGTGTACGGAAGTCAAATCGCCACACTCTAATAATATCATCTGTATCAAACCCGATGGCGCGGCCGCCTACTTCAAATACTTCAGGTCCGTAATCAAAACTGATGTTACTACGAATATTTAATGTCTGGATTACTGTATTGAAATTTTGTTCTTGCCAAAATTCTTTTTGTTTACCCGGTTCGGCCCGATACTTCTTGGTATGTGTTATATCAACAAGAGTGTATAATTTATATTCCATGCACTATTTAACAGTCGTAAAAAAGCCTACTATAAAAGTAGGCTTAGTCTTCCCATAATACAGAGCAAGCTCTGTAATCCCGAACAGGAATAAACTTAATTAAGCGATTGTAACACCGTTACCTGCACCAACGGTTAACAATGTAACTGTTGCTGTAGCACCTGAACCTTGGTTCAAATGTGCATTTAAGTATGCTACTAAAGCTGTTTGAATAGCTGTGTAGCTTGGTGAGCTTGAAGCAACGCTTGTACCGTCAGCTAATGTATCGCCAGAAACAGCAACTAAGAAACCAACTGAACCGCCAGGACCAACTAGGTATAATTCACCGATAGTTTGTAGTGTGCGAACGCAACCAGCAAAGTTAGTAAAACCTGTATATGTACTAGCTGTTGTTGAGCTGAAGTCAATTGCGGCTGAACCGTTTGATGTAGCTGTTACTTTTAAGAAACGTAGGTTACGTGTACCAAAGTTACTAAAGTTATTGTCTGTACCGTATGTTTGTTGTGCAGTCATCTTACCATAGTTGGTAGCGACTGTTGTTCCGTATAATGATGGCATAATATTTCTCCTCTTTTACCATACTGCTTGCACTCTGCAAGCGACCTTCTTAAAAGGCCTTTGTAATATTATTTACCACTTTTGGTAAAAATCAGCTTTAAATGGCTATTTTTTGAGATATTACTTTGAACCAATCCGCAGTGCCTTCTTTGATAAAGCGATCTGGGTATTTTTTCTGCATATCGCCTTTAAACTGTGCTAAACGTGGGTTATCAAGTCCGCCAGGCAAATGACTTAGAATACGATCTACTGTAGCTAGCCAGTCTTGCGTAGCATTAGGATCATTAAACAATCGTTTGGCAATAGCATTAATATCACGTTCTTGTACTTCACCAGTGCCACGATGTTTTAATGCACCGCCCATGCCATAATACAAGTGTGTTTTTTCAGCGTGTCCAGGTATGCTATTAGCTAGGCTAGCCATGGCAAACTGCTGATCCTGTCCATCCCATTTGTAGTCTTTAGCATATTCATGCTCGTGATGCTTATAGGTAGTATCAGCATGCATAGTTGTTGGAAAATCTAATTGATAGTAAGATGGAAGTTCACGGCCAAGTTCTGGTACCATTACACTATTTCCGCTAGGATATGCTACATGCACTTGTTCGCCAGTTTGTGTAACTGCTGGGAATGTTTTCTTTAGGTATTCTGCAAAAGCTGAACGAATAGCTTTTTCATCTGCGCCTTTTGGCTGCCCTAGTTTTTGTCTAATAGCATCAGCATTAACATGCACATCAATATCGCCAGCACTAGTTTTAATACTACCCATTTGATACCACGGATGCTTAGGATGCCAACTACCTGCTGACCCAGTAGTCCAGTGTCCGGCATGCCCTAACTGATTTAATAAAGGTTCGATCTTACTTACAATATCTGGATAAGCTTCTTTAGTTACACGCACAATAACACCCTTGACAAATTCTGGGTTTATTAGTTTTTTATTACCGGCAGGCAAGTTAATACGTTTTTGTATTTCTTCTAGTCCGTATATACCAGCTGGTTCTAATGCGTATCCACTCATTCTTTATCTTCCTGTATGCGCTTGATTCCACGTTTGAATTTATTAATATCAGCAGTTTTAATACTGTTAATAAACCTGCGTTCTAATTCTGCGGCTGTTTCCAGATCGTAATTTGAACGTATTTGTTCTAACAGATTAACGGCGCTTTGAATAATATTTGAACCGCGGCTCTCAATTATCAAATCGGTATCTCGTTTGATGCCGATGTCGTTTAATTCTTGTAATATACTTCTGGTTGTTTTACGCATTTTTTTTTTTGATATCTCTAGTATATTTATGGTATTATACAGAACATTTGTAATATAATCAATCGTCTTGATTTATATCAGTAGAAACACTAATATGCTAAATACTCAGTAGAAACACTGAGTTTCATTTACACACACTTAAAGGAGACACAAAATGTCAAAAATCATTCAAGGACTCAAAAAGTTCTTTAAACAAAGCCAAATGAGCGGCTTAGAAGCTTATATCGTCAGTCACAAACCACAAAACGCCGCAGACGTAGATCGTTTACAGCGTGAATACACACAGAAATTTGTATGGGGCCGTGGACTATGAAAACTATCCAACAATTTTTTGTTGATTTTTACGAAATCATCAAAGCAGTTCAGTCTGCTCGTGCTGAAGCTGTGCTCAAAGGACAGCATTGGATATGATTAGAACGCTTGAACAATTTGAAGCCAAATACGGACAGCAAATTGCTGTAGTAGCCATTGTTGCTATTGTTACCTATTTGTTAATAGCGCAATGAATACATGGCAACCAATGACCGACGAAGATGTCGATTGGGTAAACAACCCAACTAAACAGCCCACTAAGGCATAATTGTGCGCCGCCAGGCGCACTAAATACATACACACAGGAGGTCTTATAGATGACTACAAAATTTTCACACGTCAAAGGTTCTGAAGCCGAATTCAAAGGAGGCGGCTTGAGAGATTTTTTCTTGTATAAAGATCTAGGAGTAGCAGATGCTACTAACGGGCGTGTCCTAGCACACATTACCAAAGCTAACTTACCTCCGGAAAATTCGGGCGGTACAGGCTGGCACATTCACGTAGCTGAGTTCCAAATCGTTTATATGTTAAAAGGTTGGGCTAAGTTTATGTATGAGGACAAAATCCACTTAGTTGAAGCAGGCGATTGCGTACAGCAACGTCCAGGCATTGTACACTATTTGTACGACTATAGCCCTGACATGGAGTATTTGGAAATCATTACACCGGCGGACTACGGAACGGAGCCGGCAGACGGGCCTTGTGAAATACCACCGCCAAGTGCTTGGGAATAATCAATGACACTAGTTTACATTCATGGTGCCAGTGCCACAAGTGAAAGTTTCAACTTTCTTAGAAGTAAACTGGGCAAGGGCATAGACATCAACTATGACAGCCGTAATGGGTTTGAAAATAATCTAGCAGAAATCATAGCCCAATTGAAAGATGTTGAAGACATGGCATTTATAGCACACAGCTTGGGCGGTATTTACGCACTACATGTGGCCAATGCCATGCCTGACCAAGTCGTAGGTGCTGTTACATTGAGCACACCTTATGGTGGTGCTGAAGTAGCAGACTATGCCAAATACTTTTTGCCTTTCAGCAGATTGATGCGTGATATTGGCCCCAACTCGTGGGCTTTCAAACAAGCAGATAAGATTAAAATCCAACATCCATGGACCAACATAGTCACAGTCAAAGGGCAAAGTGCGTTCATGCTGGCACACAATGATGGAGTTGTAACAGTGGCTAGCCAAAAGCATCATGCGGACATGGAACTGTTAGAAGTAGACTACAATCACTATGAAGTTGTACTAGCAGAACCCGTAGTTAAGATCATCAAGGAAAGAGTAAAGAAGTTTAAAAAATAGTTCATTCAGCTTTACTAACAGTTTTGTATACTGTATAATAAATACTAGACAGCAATAGTGCTGTTACACACAAACATAAACA